TTAGAGGTACACACAAAATTATACAAGAAGCACAGAAGAGAAAACATACATTTTACTACTTAGACCATGCATATTTTCACGCTACAAGAGATTATGTACCTGGTCCAAATGGTAAACTGTATAGAATGATACGAAGTCAGTTACAACTTAATTACCTTTTAGAATTAGAAGATATAGATAGAAAGAGAATTGAGAAGTATGGTGAGCCTAAGAAACCCAAGCCATTTTTAAAACAAGGTGGTGAAATATTAATAATTCCACCAACGAAACCAATTGCTAATATCTATGGTATTACAGTTGACGGTTGGTTGGAGAAGACACAGAGAGACATTAGAGCATTCAGTGATAGAACGATAAGAATTAGATATAAAGACGCATTAACTCCTCTATCAGAAAGTCTAAAAAGTGCATGGTGTGTTGTAGCATTTCAATCAACAGTTGCCGTTGAAGCAATATTAGAAGGTATACCTTGCATAGTAGACCCTATATCACAATCGGCACCAGTTTCAAGTATAACTATTGCAGATATAGAAAAATTGTATTACCCAACAGAAGACAAGATTATGGAATGGCAATACAGTCTACTTGCTTGTCAGTTTACAGATAAAGAATTTAAAAATGGTGAGGCCTTAGAGGCCGCTGAGAGGTTGCAGAGTGATAATTGGATTTAAAGGTTCGTTCAGAGTAGGTGAAATAGAAGAAACAAATAGTAGTTTCTATGAATTTCCTAAACACAAAGATTTTAAACTATATGATTTTAATGTCAAAGGTGGAGACCTCATAGGTTTAGATAACAATACAGACGCCTATATTACTACAGGTGTCAAAGGTGTTTACAAAGGATTTAAAGAACAATATGACTTTATTAAACAAACTAGAAAACCACATCTTGTATTAGAGGGTGCAACATTTAGAAGAGGTCTAACGTTAGGCACACCTAGTTACCAATACAGAGTTAGTGAAGGTTGTTATACATGGAATAAAGGATACTTTGCAAATAAAGGTGTAGGTCCTGATAGATGGAATAAAATACAACAAGAACAAGGTATAGAAATTAAACCTTGGAGAAACAAAGGTAGTTATATTCTTGTCTGTTTACAAAATCCTACCGATACGAGTTTAAATGATATATACACAGAAGAACACTATAAAAACCTAGTCAAATACACAGAAGGCGATGGTATAAAATGGAACTATATTAATTACTTGCATAAGGTTATCAGAGAAATATCCACATATACAAGAGAAGACATTAAGATTAGATTACATCCTAGATTTTTAGACAAGTACGGAGATATTTCAAAAGAAGGTGCTTTTTTTGGTAGTTTTAATCAAGGAGTTAAGAATAAAATTATATATAGTACCAACTATGAGGACTATTCGGAAACGAATGGTGGAAGTGGGTTTCAAAAAGATTTAGACGGCGCAAGAGTAGTAGTTTCTTATTCAAGTAATGCTTTAGTAGAGGCAGTTTGTGAGGGAATACCAACAGTTGCATTATCAGAAACATCACATGCTTATCCTGTTTCATTTCATAGTTTAGATATATTAGGAGAAGAAAATCTGTCTCAACTATTAGATAGTTATACAGATAGACAACAATGGTTAAATGAATGTGCTTATACACAATGGACTGTTGATGAAATTAATTCAGGTGAAGTACATAAAAGGTTATTAAAATGGCAATAATTACACATAAAATAGGATGGGACAAGTGCCTATCACACCAAATCTGGCCAGCAATCGAAAAAGGTTGGAAAGGTTCAATACATGAAATTCATTTCTTTTGGGGATTAGCAGGTAATAATCTTAGAGAAATTAAAGAATGTGAGGAACAAGGTAAAGAATGGTGGTACGTAGACGTTGGTTACTTAACAGATGATATCGTAAGATATCCTGAACCAAAAATAGTAGCACCTCATAATACATACTTTAGAATTGTTAAAGGCGGTATTCATACAACTAAGTTTCCTTTAGTATCACCAGACAGATTAAAATTGATAGCAAAGAAACAAAAAGCAAAAAGAAATCCCCAGACACCATTTACAGCTAACATAGAATTTAAAGGTTGGAGAAGTACAAGAGGCGAATACGTGTTAGTATGTCCTTCTAGTCCAACAGTTACTTATCACGTTAACGGCATTACACAAGAAGAGTGGATTGACAAAGTTTCAACGGAGATTAAGAAACACACAGACTTACCTATTAAGATAAGAAATAAGCCAAGACCTGGAAATCAATGGTGGAATAGACATATACATGATGACTTAAACAATGCACATTGCTTAGTTACCAATATGAGTTTAGCCGCTATAGACGCAATATTACATTATACACCAGTATTTTGTGATAAAAGAAATGTAGCTGCTTCATTAAGCGGTCAATGTTTTGCTTCTATAGAAAAACCATTTAAACCAGAGGCAACAACAGTAAAAGAGTGGTTGTATGGGTTGTGTCATAATCAGTTTAATTTAGAAGAGATTGAAGACGGAACAGCATATGAGACACTTAGGAGCAGATAAGAATATGAAGAAGCCAAGACACTTCCTAGATTTTCTTGTTAGGTTACGTGTATGGTACGCTGGTGTCCGAGGACACAAGGGTAAAAGATGGGATTATGAACCATCTAAATGGTACATGGGCCGACACAAAGGAAAATAAAATGAAACAAGATTTAATTATTATTGGTTATGGTCACGTAGGCAAAGCAATTGATAAAGCGCTAAACCCTATTCACAGAATTGTGGCAATTGACATTGATGGTTACCAAAAGAACACAATCACTAAGCATGAGGGATATTCTGCTAAGGGAATTATTATTTGTGTGCCTACTCCTGAGGCCGAAGATGGAAGTTGTGATATCTCTATAGTAGAGAAAGTATTACAAGAGAGTAACAAATTAAATCTACCTGTTCTAATTAAGTCAACTATCTCTATTGATGGTTATGCAAAACTGACAGGCAAGTACAGAATTACATATAGTCCAGAGTTTCTAAGACAGAGATATGCTGATGATGATATGAAGAATGTTAAAGACATGTTTATTGGTGGTGCAGATGTACCATTTTGGGTAGATGTATTACGAGAGGTTTATCCTATGTCGGTTAAGATACATGAGTGTAGTGTTCCAGAGATGATTTTAACTAAATATATCAGAAATTCATACCTTGCAACAAAGGTAGTATTCTTTAACGAGATTGCTAACCTATGCAAGAAACTTGATGTTGATTACAAGAAAGTGGTTTCAATGGTAGAGAAAGATGAGAGAGTTGGTTCTAGTCATATGAAAGTACCAGGCGAACATGGTAAAGGATATGCTGGTGCTTGTTTTCCTAAAGATGTAAGAGCATTTTTAAAGACGGCAGAATTGGCCTCCACTAGATTATCAGTATTAAAAACAGTAGATAAAACCAATAGGCAAATTAGAGGTGACTAGACATGTCAAACAAAGCAAGATGGTTAGGTTTTATAATTGCAGTAATAAGTGTTTTTATCCTATCAAGTGCTAATATTAGTACACAGTGGGTTGGTTGGTCTTTAAGTGTAGTTGCATGTGTCATGTGGGTATACTTTGGTTACAAAGATAAAGACTGGCCGAGAATGTTAATGGAAACCATGTATATGGTTTTAAGTTTAAGAGCAGTATTTAATTGGTTAGGTCTATGAATTTTGTATGTGTATATTATGGTAAGAAATATCAAGTTGATTATGTTCAACACCTTTACAATATGGTTGAAAGACATAGCACAGTACCATACAACTTTATCTGTTTCAATAACCACGAAGACTTAGCATTAAAAGTAAAAGGTAATATAGATTATCGCAGATTTCATTACACCGATTATGATGGCTGGTGGAATAAACTACAACTATTCAGTCCAGAAGCAGGTTTAGTAGGACCTAATCTTTATATGGACCTGGATGTAGTTGTGTTAGATAACATAGATGACCTTTTTACCTTTGGTGATGACCAAACCTTTGGTGTAATCAGAGATTTCAACCCTTCAACAAAACAGTATAACTCTTCTATTATGAAATGGAACAATACCGTTGGTACGCCTTGCATATGGGAACCATACCTAAAAGAACGTGCAAAATGGGATAGAGAACAAGGAGACCAAAATGTAATGTCATTGCTTATGCAAAAACACGGCAGTCGGTGGTTAAGAACTATGCCAGATGATTGGTCTTTTAGTTATAAATGGAACAACAGAGACAATCCAAGATTCGCTAAATCTGATTGGACTTTTGAGAAACAAAGCGAATCGAAGGTGGCCGTGTTCCACGGTAACCCAAATCCACACGAATCAGAGCAGGAATGGGTCAAATCCAACTGGTGCTGACAACTTGTCGCACATAAAACTTCAAAAATGAGACCTGGTCTCAAAAAATAATTGTAAAAAAGTGTAAATAGTGCTTGCTTTCTATGGGGAAACCTGTATAATGGACACATAATGATTAGAGATTATAACAAAAAGAAACAAAAAGTTTTATCAGAAAGACTTAAAAAAAGAGTTGCCAAAGCGAAAAATGTATGTTATAGTATACACAATAACGTATTTAATTTATTATTAATAACACTAACAAAGGAAACACACTATGTCAAAAACTAAAAACTACTATTGGGACCAAGCAGAAAAAGCTGTTGATAAAATTATCAGCAATCTTAAAAACCAACTGATTACTGAATCAACTGCTATTAAAGAAATCTTAGATGTTGAAGCAGTAGCTCTAGTAGGTATAGACGAATTCAATGTTGAAGAATTTATCGAAAGCGAATTAGCCTAACACTAACAAAGGACACTATATGACTACACTATCACAAAAAGCACTTTCAGATATTGATAATTATAATCAGTTGAGACAAGACGAGATTGACTTGGTTAACCATATCAAAGTAATTAACGAAAAGTCTAAACAAGATATGATTGACAATCCTTCTTGGTCTATCGGTCTGATGGTAGAGAACTACCAACACTGGTTAGACATGGATGTAACGAACATCAAGCAGTATGAAAGATACCTTGATGAGACAACTTTGTATGAAGCAGTATCAATTGCTACTACGAAGTCATATGCTAGAAGTGTATTGTCTGAATCTAGTAAGTGGTCAGATGAGTATTTTGAAAGTGAATTAGTTAGGTGGTCTATGATGGCTGACCAAGAAATTGCCAATGAGAAAAAAATGGAACAAGATAATTTAGATAGGTTTTGGAAGTCTATAGAAGACAATCTAAAACTTGGCGCTTCAGATAAGAAGACTGCCATTGATTGGTTATTATCTGCTGAAGGCCTTGATAAAGAAAGAGACCCAAAATATATAAACTATTGTTTAGGTATCAGTTATGATTCCGTAGACTTTAGCGAACATGTGAAACAAATTAACTAACAGAAGGATTATATTATGATAATAAATGTAGGTGACAAAATACAAGACAAGAAAGGTAGAGAGGGTACTATAACTAATATTGGTATCGCTACTGAAATGACAGATGTAGCTGCTGAGAGTGATAACTCTTTAAATGCTCAAACTTATGACACACTTCTAAATTATACTGGTGCCATAACATTTGGCTCTAACTGGTGCTACTTTGAACAAATAGAAAAAGTATTAGAAAGTGTAGTAAAAGAAGAATCGGCAACAGATTGGCTTGATGAGTAATGCAAATAGATAAACTATATCACTATACAGATAAAAATACTAAATGTACTGTGCCAGATTGTGAAAATTTAGGTAAAAATAAAGGTAAGAAGAATGATTTAAATGAAGAATATAAATCTATTTTTTGCGAATCTCATTTAGCTGCTTATCATAGAAAAAAAGGTGTAAATAAGAAAAAAACACAAGAAGATTTTGATAATGAAATGGAGGTTTATTTAAAATGAGTAAATCTAAATGTTCAGTTTGTTTTAAACCATTCAAACACAAAAAAGGCGAAACTCTAATTGGTAGACTAGGTATTATACCTGTTCAATTCTGTAAGAACCATTTAAAGAAGATATTGAAAATGGAAGAAATGAACCTATCAGACACTAGAACTAAAAGAATGGTCAATGCTTAAACGCTTGCCAAAAGACAATAAGTCTGTTATAATATGTTTATAGAAAGTTAAAATTATGGAGAATAAAATGGAATACCAAGATTATATCAATGAATTGCAGAATGGCACCTTTGATGTCACTTTTACCAAAGTTAACGGAGAAATTCGTAACATGACTTGTACGTTAGCAAAAGACCAGTTACCACAAGTGAGTGAATCCATTTCAGCTTCAATACTGTTAAACGAAACAGTTACACCACGTAAAGTTAACACAGAGGCCGTTAAAGTCTGGGATTTAGACGCTAAAGGTTGGCGTAGTTTCCGTATTGATAGTGTAACTAATTTTACTAAAATATATTCAACAGAAAGAACTACATGATGAAATACAATGAAGATAAGATATTAAAAGAAATAGGTACCTACATTTCAGGTACTTATGGTCAACACTATGCTCAAGTTAAAGAGGGTGTTCAAGTACAAGACTTATTAAGGTCTTGTGGTATAGACAAAGATTTTTGTCAAGCCAATGCAATCAAATATCTTGCGAGGTTTGGTAAGAAAGCAGGTCGCAATAGAGCTGACTTGTTGAAAGCAGTACATTACATTGTGCTATTGATGTCCAGTGAGGACGAAACAAACAAATCAAACAAAAAGAGTTAAGGAGACTTTAAATGTTAATTCAAGTAGGTGATAAAGTAGAAGTTGCCACTGATTGGGGTAAAGGTAGTGCAGAAGGATACATTACTAATATTCAAATCTTAACGAAACCAGATGGTACAAAGAAAACTGGTGGAGTACATACAAAAGAGTATGATACTTCCTTGAATTATAAAGGTATAATTGATTACCAGACTAAGAGTGGTAAGTTGCAATTTGCAAATTTTAACCAACTAAGGAAAGTAACTAAATGAATAAAGAACTAGAACTAATTGATAAATTAGAAACCGTCATTGATAAATTAGAATCAGGTAGAATTGCAGACGGTGTTGATGATTTAAAATTCATGCGTGATGAAACTCAGAAAGAAGTAGATGAGTTTGAGGCATGGGCAGACGAGGAAAGTAAGAAGGATGATTCGCAATCTGACTTATTTGAAGATTTACCTCTAAAAATGCAGTAATTTATGAAAGGAAAGTCAATGATTACAACGTTTTTTATTGGCTTGCCTTTTCTGAATAAGTATGATACTATTAATGAATAAACACTAACAAAAGGACTATATGACATTTAAATATGACAAAGACAATTTATACAAAGAGTTTGCAGTAGTAAAGAATAAAGATATTGCATTATCTAAAGAAAAAACACAAGACGCAAAAGAAAATGATTACTTCACAAACAGAGTTATCTGGTGTGACGAACATTCTAAACTACAGAAAGAGCATCCAGAGTATTATGACTTTGTTGACATCAAATTTGACAAATTATTGTCTGCTTACCAAACTACTAGTCCTAGAGATACATTCTATAAAATAGGTTTTGGTAAAACATTTGCAGAATATATGGCGTCACAAGAACCAATCACGGTAAACGACTAATGAGAAAAGTATAATGTTACACAAGATTAGTGATTTTTGTAATAAGATAGATTCTATCAAAAAGATTTCAGATGAACTTAGGACGTTGAAATATAATGTACCTAAGTCTGAAAGCAGAGATATTAGAATAGATAATTTAATAGAAACTATACAAGCAGATTGTTTGGTGATTTCAAAAGACAAATCAGATTATGGCAAAGAGTAAATACAACATAGTAGGATATTACTTTGATGGTAAAGTTTCCTACAAACTATATAAAGATGAAAATGGTGAACCAAAAACAGTTAAGTGGAAAGATAACAAAAATAATAATTATGGCGACTATTCTGGTATTGACCACGACAGCCTGCCAAACACAAAAAGGAAAAAATGAAAAAAAGTGGAATCCTACATTTAGTATTCTTAGGACTATTATTACCGGTACTAAGTAATTGTACAAGTATGAATAAGTCTCATGTTGGTGCATTTGCAGGTGGCTCATCAGCTACGGCAGGTTGTACTGCTCTAGGTGTTTCTGACCCATATGCTATAGGTGCTTGTGCTGTTATAGGTGCTTTTAAAGGTGCTGATTTATTATACAATTCAGATAAAGATGTACATAACGCAATATTCGTAGACCACTTAAACACAAGTCCTACATACGGACAATCATATTCAAACTGGTTTAATCAAAAGACAGGTAACAGTGGTAACATTAAAATAGTTAGAACCTATACACAAGGTCCTATTAAATGTAAAGATTATAATTCAACAGTAGATATAACAAATTCTTGGCCCTTGGTTGGTATTGGTGGTGTCAATAGGTCTATGACCTTTGGTACTGCCTGCCAATTACCTGACGGACAATGGATAGAGAAACCGTAATGCCAGAAAGTAGATTAAAAATTAAAAAAAGAAACAAACTAGAAAGAAAACTAGATGAATACAACCATACAATGGAATTGATAAGAACTATTGTTCCAATAGTTGTGTTAGGTTTACAGATAGTTATTTTAATAAAACTGATATGAGTAAAGACTTTTTAGAAGAAACAAAGAAAGAACAAGAACTGTTAGACATAGGCCTTAAAATGTCAAGACAACATAAGGCAGATAGACACTTAGAATCATTTAGTGATGATTTGAGAAGCAGTATAATAAAGAAAGTGAGTAGTAAACATATGGAACAGATAAAAAAACTAGAGAAAGAAGTAGAAGAGTTAGAAGTAGAAAAAACTCTTACAAATAGCCAGGAGAAGCTTGACTTTTTAGATGAAACCATATATAATACTAACCAATCAATAGAAAGTTTAAAAAATGCGAGACCCTAGAAGTAGTTTAAGAGTGTATATGTATCTAACAGTAATTTTATTTGCTGTATTGTTACTATCGGGTATTGCACAAGCAGAAAAAGTTACTGTACCTAAGATTGCAGTTATAGAACCACATGAAGTTGGTGGTCAATATTGTTTCATAACGGTAAAGATTGAACAAGAGGGAGATAATATCGTTAAGAAAGAAGTTTTGGAGTGTGCTGATGGTAGAAAGAATCCAACAATGCCTGGTTATTGGGACTTGTTTGCTCAATTCTATTACCATGATACTG